ATGATTGGGAATATGGCACAGAACCATCTTATGGCAAAAGACAATAAATATAAGTAATATACATCTATCCTAACGTGCCATTAGAATCTGCAGTATCGAGGTATTTTAAGGACATCAGTTTGTCTTTCAAAAGACATCCTGTGACCAATGATATTGCTGCAATTACAAATGAAGATGCAATTAAGAGATCTGTAATGAATCTGATTAGGACCAGAGTGGGGGAAAGATTCTTTAACTCACTCTTAGGTACTAATATTGAAGGTATGCTTTTTGAACTTGCAGATTCTGGTGTCACTGATCCTATATCTGAAGAGATTAGAACTGTAATTTCAAACTTTGAACCAAGAGTTAATCTGACAGAACTGAGAATTGATATAAGACCAGATGATCATGAACTTGAGGTTTCTATTCTATACGATATTGTCGGTCTTCCAGTACCAACACAAGCATTAACCTTCGTATTACAACCAACAAGATACTAATGGCATTTACGCAATATACAAATCTAGATTTTGATCTAGTAAAAACTTCCATTAAAGATTATCTTAGATCAAATAGTAATTTTACTGATTTTGATTTCGAAGGTTCCAACTTATCAGTGTTAATTGATGTTCTTGCATATAACACCTATATTACTGCCTATAACAGTAATATGGTTGCAAATGAATCCTTTTTGGATAGTGCGACTCTTAGGGAAAACGTCGTTTCTCTTGCAAGGAATATAGGATTTGTTCCACTATCAAGAAGAGCAGCAAAGGCAAATATTTCATTCATCTCGACAGATATTCAAAATTCTGATTTAAAAACGGCAACTTTAAAAGCAGGTATAGTTTGCACGGGTAATCAGAGAAATAGTAGTTTCATTTTTTCAATTCCTGAGGATGTTACCGTAGGAATTGACAATGCAGAAGCAATTTTTAGTGAAGTTGACATCTATCAAGGCACTTTTTTAACAAAAACGTTCATTGTTGACAATTCACAACCAAACCAAAAGTATATTTTACCAAATCCGTACATTGATACATCTACAATCCGTGTAAATGTTGAGTTAAACGGCACAACTGAGGAATATTCATATGTTGATAATATTATTGGAATCAATTCTTTATCTCGTATCTTCTTAGTCCAAGAAATTTCCGACGAAAAGTACGAACTTTTCTTTGGAGATGGCATTTTTGGCAAAAAACTGGAGAATGGGAGTACTGTAACAGTAACATACATCACTACAGACGGAAAAAGTGGCAATGGACCCTCTAATTTTACGTTTTCAGGAACAATTTTTGGAGATAATTCCGTAAACTTAAGTGGAACTGTTGGAGTAATTGTCACAAATGAGGCAGCAGCAAACGGAGATAACATACAATCTACGGAATCTGTTCGATATTATGCTCCAAGACTCTATGCATCGCAGTACAGAGCAGTTACCGCAGGGGATTATGAGGCACTGTTACCGTCTATCTTCCCAAATATTGAGTCTGTTACCGCATATGGAGGAGAGGACCTATCTCCACCTCAGTATGGAACCGTATATTTGGCAGTAAAACCAAAAAATTCCGACTATTTGTCAGAATTTACAAAGAAAAATATATTAAACTCACTCAAACAGTATTCTGTTGCTGGAATTAATGTTAGATTTACTGATATTAATGTTCTTTATGTGGAATTAGATTCAACTATTTACTATAATTCAAATCTTGTTGGATCTGTAAGTAATTTAGAGACCCAGATCTATAATTCTTTAGAAAATTATTCCAAATCATCAGACTTAAACAAGTTTGGGGGAAGATTCAAGTATAGTAAAATTCTTAGAATTATTGATGCCACCAATGATGCGATTACTTCAAATATTACTAGAGTTAAAATTAGAAGAAACCTTGGGGTTTTATTAGAACCTACAAACTACGAAATATGCTTTGAGAATAGATTCAATGCATCTCCATCTGGATACAATATAAGAACAACTGGATTCAAAATTAAGGGAGATTCCGATATAGTTTATATTTCAGACAAACCAAATTCGGATTTAAAAACAGGATCATTATTCCTATTCACAATAATAAACAATGAGGTTATAATTAAGTCAAATACAATTGGAACAGTAGATTATATAACTGGTGAAATCAATATAGATAATATAAATGTCAGTTCAACTTTGGGATTAGATAATATTATTCAAATTGAAGCAACCCCATATTCAAATGACATTATTGCTAAGAAATCAGTTTATTTAAAACTAGATGTCGGAAGCAGTATTATCACTCCGTTAAAAGATATTATATCCTCTGGAGAAAATTCTTCTGGAAGCAGATTCAGTCCTGAGTCAAGTTACACAACAGAGTCAAAAATAAGAAACTAAAATGAATCAAGATACTAAAGTAGTTAAAATCAGTGATATAGTTGAAAATCAAATACCAGAGTTTATTCTCTCAGAGAATCCAAATTTTGCCGAATTCTTAAAGCAGTATTATATTTCTCAAGAATATCAAGGTGCTACAATCGATATTGTAGAAAACTTATCTGACTATAAAAATGTAGATTCTTTTGACACTACAAATCTGATTCAATCAACAACAGTAACTCAAGAAGTTTCATACTTTGACGATGTAATTAATGTAGATTCTACTTATGGGTGGCCTTCTCAATATGGTCTATTAAAAATTAATGATGAGATCATTACTTATACTGGAATAACTTCTACTTCATTTACCGGGTGTATAAGAGGATTCAGTGGAATTGAATCCCTTTCAGATCCAAATAACCCAGGATTTTTAAAATTCTCTACAACAGAAGTTGCAGAACATTCAATAAACTCAGAAGTAATAAATCTAAGCAATTTATTTTTATTAGAATTCTTCAGAAAAATCAAATATCAATTTGCTCCTGGGTTTGAGGAACTGGAGTTTGATCCCAGAATCAATGTACCAAATTTTATTAGTAAAGTAAACAATTTATATAAAACTAAAGGAACTGACGAAGCATTTAAGATTTTATTTAAAGTTCTTTATGGAGAAGACGTAAAGGTAATTAAACCAAAAGATTTTTTATTTACTACTTCAGATGATAATTGGATTGTTGTCCAAAGATTTATCGGAGAAGCAATTGAAGGGAATCCATTAAACTTAAACGGACAAACATTATATCAAGATAAAACCAGCATTACTGGAGAAGCATCTGGATCCATCTACAAGGTAAGTTCTGTTACCCTACAGGGAAACCAGTACTATAATATTGATATATTTGCGGGATATTCTAATAATTTAAATCCAAAAGGATCAATTTTTGGAGAATTTGAGATAACTCCAAAGACATATTGTGCATTAGATGTCTTAGAGTCTAGTTCCACCATCTATGCAGTCTCAACGATAGGATTCCCTCGATCAGGGGTTATTTCTGTTGGTGGATTAACCGTAACTTATACTGATAAAACTAATACTGAATTTTTAAATTGCCAGGGAATTTCTGAGAGTATTCCATCATCTACTCCAATAAACGCAAGTAATTTTGTATATTCATATGAAAATGGGGATTCTGATAGTCCTGTTAAGATAAGACTCTTAAATACCCTTACTGAAGTTGATGGATCGAATACGATTTTAGCATCTAAGAATGATCTTCTAAAAATTGATAACATCGGACAAATTAAAGAAAATGTATTCACCAAAACTTTAATATACAATGTTCCTTCAATTATTTTTGGGGGAAAAATATATGATAATTTATCTTCAGATAAATTTGGAGTAAGTAAATCTACTGGAGTTGTTAGGACAGCATATCCACATTATTTAAAAAATGGGGATATAGTAGAAGTCTACAGTATCACAACTAATCAAAAACTTTATGATACTCAAGTAAATAATGTTACCGAAACCCAATTTACTATTGGAGGAGTTGAAAATTTAACATTAAATCATAGTATAAAAATTAGAAGAAAAGTATTTAAGACTACATCAAGTCAATATCCAGAAATAAATCAAAAATTCTCTATTAATATTCAAGATTCATACGAGGATTTAGAAAATTATTACATAACATCAAATGGATTTGGTTCTGGAAATATTAATCCATATAAGAGGCAGGTTGAATTTGAATTGTTGCCTGGTAACCCAACAATTTTTATTGGACAACATACTCTGTATGATGGAGAATTAGTTACAGTAGTTGACTACGAAACTGTAGATATTGAGGGCACTCCAGGGTTTAATAATAATATCGGAATCTATACTGGAATATCTCTTTACGTTAAAAAAATTGATTCAAATGCAATTAGATTGACATTTACTAAGCAAGACATAGTAAATCAAAATTTCATAAATTTTGAAGAGCAAATTAATGAAAATAATACCAATACTTCTGGTTATATTAGCAATCTTAATCTAATCTCTGCCCCGTTATATGAAAGTGAACTTACTAGTTCAAAGATATTCAAAAAAATTCCAAAAAATGTAGAATTTGCAAAAGAAAAGATTCCAACCAGACTTGGATCTACTGGGATTTTAGTGAATGGAGTAGAAATTCAAAACTATAAATCATTTGATAGATTATATTCTGGAGAGATTACTTCTGTTGATGTTTTAGAATCTGGATCCGGATATAGTCTGGTCAACCCACCTAAGTTTAAAGTAGATTTGGGGAATGATCAGGATACTATTTTAGTACCAGAATTATCAGGTAAATTAGAATCTATTGCAATTCTTGATCCAGGGTTTGATTATATTGAAACTCCTACAGTTACGTTAAGGGGAGGAGGAAATAAAGCAGTAAGAACTGAAGTCAGACTAAAAAAAATTCAAAGAGAACTAGAATTTAATTCAGAAGATCCAAATCAAACTGTTATAGTAAATCCATTTAATCAATTTATATTTGATTCTCCCCATCGTTTACTCCCAGGAGATGGGGTAATTTATGAAACTTTTGGAAATTCTGCCATTGGAAATCTGCAAAATAATGGAATATATTACATATTTGATGTTGGTGCAGGAACTTCGTTTAAGTTATCAAGCAGTAGAGAAGATGCTCTAGCAGGAATAGGTACAATAGATCTTGGACCAGGGGGAACAGGACTGCAAAGATTTACTTCTCTTGATAGTCACAATGTAGTCGATAGAATCAATATTATTGACTTAGATACTGAGTTTAAATATAAAAAATTACCTTTAATCAAATCAAATATTAATCATTATGATAACATTATAATATTTGATGACCACGGATTTATTGATGGAGATGAAGTATCATATTCATATAGTGGAAACTCAATATTAAGCACTTCTCAATATTATTATATCATTAAACTTGACAATAATAGATTCCAATTATCTTCTTCAGAAAATCTGGATTCTATAGTAGAAATACCGGAATCAGATTCATCAAGTATTCATTATATTTCATATTCTCCAATTAGAACAATTGTTACTGGACGACTTAGTACATTGGGAATATCTACTGTAGGAGTTGAGGCAGAAGTTCATCCAGTAGTAAAGGGGTCAATAGAAAAAATTAATGTCATAAACTCAAAGATATATCAAAATACTATTTTTAATTTTGAAAACCCACCTAGAGTAGATGTAGTAAAGGGCAGATATGCTTCATTTAGACCTATAATTTCAAATGGAAAGATAGTAAAAGTAATAATACTCAATTCTGGACAAGATTACTTCAATAATGTAGAAATTGATGTTATTGGGTCTGGAGTAGGCGCAAAATTATATCCAATAGTTGTAAATGGTGAAATTGTTGATGTAAAGATTCTTAGTTCTGGAATTGGATATGATAAATTCACTAAATTAAGTGTAAGAACAGTTGGAAAGAATGCTGCGTTTAAAGCAAATATTAAATATTGGACAGTCAATGAGACATCTAAATATTCATCTTCTCAATTAGAAAGAGGAATATTGAATGGGCAAAATTACTATGATGGAACGAATAATATAGCATATTATTATTTGACTTCTAGTTTAAGCAATCAATTAAATATTCAACCCAATTTACATTCAAAAATTATTGGATGGGCATATGATGGATGTCCAATTTATGGACCGTATGCATATGCAAATGTAAATGGAACGGGAAATATTATTGAGATGAAGAGTAGTTATAAAAAGATTAGAAAATCTCCAATTATCATTGGATCTGAAAACTTAGATTGTGTTGAAGATTATTCTTATGAAAATGATTATGGAACATTAGATGAATTTAATGGAAGGTATTGCGTAACTCCAGAATTTCCAAATGGAGTTTATGCTTATTTTGCAACATCAACATTCCCATACTTTATAGGACCTAATTATAAATATTCTCCAAAATTAGAAAATTTTGAACTTACTCACAATCAAGATTTAGATTTTAATGATCTGGGAATTATTAAGCACACTTTCCCATATTATATTGAAGATAAACAAAATTATTATGAATATTTTGATTTTTATCCAAATAGAAATAAGGAAGATTTCATCGTATTATCTACTCTGTCTGGAGGTGTAGATTCAATTCAAGTAATTTCACCTGGAGATGGATATTCTATTGGTGATAAAATTTACTTTGATGACGAGGGAACAGAAGGATTTGGGGCATTTGCAGAAGTAAGCAAACTGTCTGGGGTTGGAATTAGCAGCATATATTCTCAATCAGTATCTTATGATAATATACAATTCATTCAAAATAACTCATCTATCATTGGAATATCTTCTGAAATTTTAGACTTAAAGGATCAGTATTATATTAATATTTCAAATATTTCCAATTCTGATCACACAAAATTAAATGGAATTAAGAAGATTAATGTCGAGAACATAACGACTACATTAACTGAAGAACTACCATCAAACAGTGGTATAGTTACTTCTATTAAAATTTCAAATTCTATTACTGAACTTGAAGTAGATTCATACCTTAAAATTGGAGAAGAAACATTATTAATAATTGGATTCGATTATGTTAATAATTCAATTTTAGTTAAAAGAGAGAATGATACTTTATCCTTCTCAGCACAGTCTACTGTAGAACTCCTCAACACCAAATTTACATTTATTGAAAATACTGAATTAAATCTCCCTGCAAAAAATGCTAGTTATTATTTTGATTCTGAATTAGTAAGTGTTGGGGGTAATGATAATCCAGGAAGTGGTCAATTACTTAATAGACCTTTATATGGAACTGGAAAAGTACAATCAAAATTTGTTAGGTCTGGTGGTATTTGGTTACCAAATCATAAATTTAAGCATGGTGAAAAAGTAACTTACTCTTTAGATTTTGCAACTACTTCTAGTATAACTACTAGTGCTGGGAATTTAATTGATATTCAGGATCTTTATGTAGTAGATTTGGGAAATGATATTATTGGTTTAGTTGATGATAAGACTAATCTAAATTCTACTGCTAATTTATTATATTTTAATTATGCCGGTATTGGGTCACTTCATAAATTAACTTCTAATAGACCCATTACTACCGGAACTATTGTATTCAATCAGTCTACAATATATACCAATACTCAGCATAACCTGACTGTAGGTGATGTTATTGATCTAAAAGTAAAATCAAAAGATACTGTAGAGTTTTCAGTTTCTTATGATCAATTAAATGCAAAAGTAAAAATAGATTCTGAAAATAATCCAAATATAACTGCATACAAGAATCAAATTTTGGAGTTTGATATTTCCTCCCCTACATTGAATAATTCAATATTTAAGTTATATACGGATGAAAATTTTGAGAATGAGTATATTGGAAATTTATTATCTGGAATAGAAGTGTCTAGAGCAGATGACAAAGTTATTCTGATGATTAGTGACAATACCCCTTCAAGATTATATTATAATTTAGATACCGATGATGCATTATACCAAGATACTTCAGTTATTTTTGCAAATGCAATTAATATAGTCCCTAGTAAGTATAATGCAACAGCAGGGATTGTTACTACAACTAATAATTCGTTTACTGTTAATTTAACCATAGAACCTGAAAATTCAAGTTATGTTTCTATTGGACAAACTTCTCTTTCGTATGAAGTTATAAATTCATCTGTAGAAGGTCCAATATCAGACACTAGAATTATATTCTCTGGTAGTCAATATAAAAAATTACCTACAATATCTTCGATTGGAACTACAGGTTCTAATGCAGTTTTAATCCCAATAACAAATAGCATTGGGAAAATTAATAAAATCGAATCACTATCGAATGTAGTGTACTCATCTGATAAAACATTAAAACCATTCTCAAATTTATATTCAGTATTATACTTAAACAACAACTATAAAGTTTCTGACGTGAATTTGATTTTTGGTGGAGCAAATTATCTATCTTCTCCTCAAGTAAAACTCTATAATGAAATAACCAATACAATTTATGACTCATTTAGTGCATTTTGTGAGTTGAATAATTCATCAATTAATCAAATTATAATTGCCGATGAAGGATCAGGACTTCCAAAAGAAGGAAATAAAATTATATTCACTGAAAATACTAATGGATTAAAAATATTAGAAGCATATAGTTCTCAAACTTCACCAGATACATTTTTAGTTTCTTTACGAGTAGAGACTCCCATATCTGGATTTACAACATCAAGTCCAATTCCATTTGAGATAGGTGATAAAATATTTGTTGAAGGATTAATTTCTTTGGGATCTGGATACAATTCTTCCAATTATAAGTATAATACATTTGACGTAGTTGGAATAGTCTCATCATATTCAACCCCAGATGAAACTATTATTAGATATGAACTTCCAAACAACCCAGGAGTTGTTGCATCATATGAATTTGCTTATGTAATTAATGAAAAAAATCTTCCAATTTGCAATGTATCGGTGATTGAAAACGAATTTTTTGCAAATGAAGATATCGGAACTACTTCTGTCATTAATAATTTATCCGAAAATACCTTTAAATCGACTTTAAATGTATATGATTCATCAAATCTGAATATAAATGATACGATAGAAGGAAATTCTAGTAAATCATCAGCAAAAATTATAAAAATTGATCCAATATCATCTGACTTTTTAGTTTCGAATGGGAAGAAAAAATCCCTAGGTTGGGAAACTCAACGAGGAAATCTATCTGAGATAGTTCAAAAACTTCCAGATAATGACTACTATCAAAATTTCTCATATTCACTAAAGAGTACAAAAGAAATTTTAAAATGGAATTCAGCAGTATCTGATATTGTACACATTGCAGGATTAAAGAAATTTAGTGACGTAGTTATAGAATCTGTTGGAGCAGGAAATACGGTTACGTCATCCGATAATTCTAATATAAATCTTGCAATTACCTCATATGGGGATATTAATACTATTAACAATTTTGATTTAGTACTAGAAGATGTTGACGATCATAATAATCTATATTCCGAAACTTTAACTTTTAGGACTCAAAAACTTTCTGATTATTTGCTATGTTTGAATAATAGAGTTCTTTCAATAGATGATATATCTTTATTTTTTAATAATGATTCTTCGTTTGTAACTATTATCATAGATGAACTTCCAATAGCATCTTCAGTTATTGCAAAGTATATTTCATTTGTGGAATCTACTAGTTCAATTTTTGGAGATTTTGAACTTCCTCATTTTGCAGAGGTATTTGTTAGTAGACAAAATAGTTCTAATGTTAATTTAGTAACTTATTCATATTTTGAAGATATTGCTTTAGGGGCATATATTGCAAATTCTAATGAATTTAATGTGACATTGGAATTTATTCCATTTAATGTTTTTAACATTATAAGTGTGAAGACAATCAGAGAAACTATTCCTATTGCACCAGGAATAACTACAACAAATTATGGAAATGTTAGTAATGTATCAATTTCAACTTCATTCTCTGCTGAAGGTTCTCCAACTGAAAAAAGGATACCTCTTTGCAATTTAGTCGATTGTAAATCTGGAACTGCATTTGTAGGAATATCTTCCGAAGTTGGAAATATAGAAGAATTTTTAGAATTTACATTTTTATACGATAATGAAATCGTGGACTTTTCTGTATATGCGACAAATGAAGTTAAAAACTTAGGTGAAGTTGGAATTTCTACGGGAATCTCTGATAATATTGAACTTACATATACTCCAGTTGCAGATACCGAGACATACTTATATGCCAATATACATTTGATAACAAATAATAATGTATCTCCAGAATCTATATCTTTACCATATGGAAACTTGAATAGTTCTTCCCTTCAATTTACGGCATCTACATTAGATCCTGTTGCAATAACAACAATTACCAGTGATTACGCAGCATCTAAATATGTAATAGAAGTTGAAAAGACAGTAGGATTAACTACCGAAAGAAGTATCATTCAAATTAATTCAATTCATTATGATATTATTTCGGATCAAGAAAAATACTTAAATAATGTAAATTATGGAATAATTGGCAACTATGACGATGTGGAATTTTCAACTATATTCGACCCAAATAGTGGGACTTATACTTTGGCATATTATCCAAATAATTTGACAAATTATAGAATAAAATTCTATGAAAAAAATATATTAAGATCTACTAATCCATTATTGTAATTTAAAATGGCAGATAATAGTACAACAACTACTTATATTCCAACTATTTTTGGGTCAAATTCTTTTTTCCTAAAACATCAGGGAAATCCAATATTCTACAAAAAATTTAATTCGCAAGAAGCATCTGTTGTAAACTTATCTGAGGATACTATCTCAATTCCAAATCATTTTTTTGTGACCGGAGAACGATTAACATATATTCCTGAACAGTTAGGGACTAGATTGCAAATATCCCCATCAAGTCCTGGAAACTTACTTAGCACTACATTTTTGCCAGATGAAGTTTATCCAATTGTATTAGATCCTAATACAATTAAAATAGCACTGTCGGAAGAGTTAGCATTGCAAAATGAATGGGTAGACTTTACTGCATTAGGAACTGGTTCGGTTCATGCATTTGAGTGTGATAAGAAAAATACAAAATGTCTACTGACCATAGACAATATTATTCAATCTCCAGTATCAACATCTTCCACAGTAGGAGTCATTGATATAGTCAGCAGTAATAGTTTGGTATTAGACTCATTGATTGGAGTATCTCCAGGAACAATATTAAAAGTAGGAGAAGAATATACAAAAGTAATTAATATTGTATATGATGATGTAAATATTGGGTATGGTACTGTTACTGTTCTTAGAGGATCTGGCATATTAGGAACACCAGAAACTACTTGGGATTCTGGAATAACCTCTGTAACTATAATGTCCGGACAATATAATATTGTTCAAGACAAAATCTATTTTACAGATGCTCCATTTGAAGGAAAAAAATATAACTATGACGTAACCCCAGATGATTTTGCCGAAGAAAATTATTCAGTAACAATATTTGATACTCCAATAAAAACTGGATCCGTGGTTGGCATAATTACGCAAAATCCCCCAAAGGGAATAGATGCTAGTCGTTTCTATTTTGCTATTAAGAATTACGAAAATAACTTTAGTTTTGCTGGTAGTTATGATGATGCCGTTAATGGCAATGCAATCACTTTTGATTTGGATATTGGAGAATATGATTCACAAACTCCAATAGGAAATATGATAGTTAGTCTTTTGAGTTTTTCTGAAGGATCTTCATTTTCGGGTAGAGCATTTTTAAGATCCGAATATACTAATAACTTAGTTTTTGATGATATTTCACAAAACTTTAATGGAATTAGTAGTACATTTGAATTAAAGTCTTCTGGAGTTTCTACATCAGGAATATCGTCAGATAACGGAGTAGTTTTAATTAATAATATATTCCAATATCCAGAATTTGAGGAATCTTTTATTTTTGAGGATGATACAATATCTGGAATTAGTTCAATAAGATTTATTGGAATTGGAACTACTGGAGATGGTCCGAAGGACTACGATGTAAATGTGAAGGGATATCCTAGGGGAGGTATTATAGTTGGATACGGATTAAGTGGTGGTAGAAATTATCAACCCTTGAGGCAGGCAAAATTATTTGAAACTTTCAATATTCCTGGAGGGATTGGTAACATTATAAATTCCAGCAACATTGGTATTGCATATTCCGGATCTGGATACAGGATTTCTTCTGGATATGCAGCATCAATAACATTTGAGCAGGATGGAGAAAGAATATCTGGATATGGTACTGCACTAATACAAGATGGATATGTAATTGGAGTAGATATTACTTCAGATTGTGAATACTTAGACGTAAATTCTCCTCCCGAAATTGTTATAGAACCACCATTTGAATATGAGGATATTTTAGTAGTTGGATCTCCAACTGGAATAGGAGCAAAAGTATCATTTGATATTTCTGATTTTGGAGAAATCACTAATTTTAGATTTACTAATCCAGGATATGCCTATTCCTCTGGAGATATATTGACAGTCCCAAATACAATAGGGATTAGTTCACAAACTCCCGAAGATGAGTTGCAAATTATTATATTAAATGTTACTAAAGATACATTCTCAGCTTGGAATTTAGGCAAATTGAGAAAACTTGATGATCTGGGTTCCTATGTAAATGGAACAAGAAGAAGGTTTAATTTGATGGAGAATGGTCAGTTAGTTAGTATTGAATCCTTACCCGGATCCCCAATAGATCTTGATCAAGTTGTTTTAGTGTTTGTTAATGATGTCCTACAGATTCCAGGAGAATCCTATGTATTTAATGGAGGAACTGAAATAATAATGAGTGAACCTCCAGCTACAGGAAGTTCTTTAAAGGTTTATTTTTATGAAGGTAGTGATGGTGATACAATTTATAATGATATTGATCCCAAAATTAAGGTCGGAGATAGGGTTTTAGTTAAGAAAAATCTAGAACGCAATCCACAAACTCAATTTAATAGAACTGTAAAGAAAATTATTAGTTCGGATAAACTCAAAACTGAAATTTATAATAAAAGAGGACTTTCATATAATTCAATAACATATAGACCTTTAGATATGACCCCACAGAAACAAGATTTAATTATAGGTGGAGAAATAATAAGCAAATCTAGAGAATCCTTAGATGCAGGATTAGTTGGATTCACTTCTATAACATATACGATTGGCACTTTTTCTGAAGCATCTGCAACTAATATTGGGATCAACACAACTGGATTGCAAATTGGAGATTATATTGAATCAATTTATACTGATAATTATACTATTGCCTCAATTCAATCCGGACAGATAGGCATATCAACAGAAGCATTGAATTTCAGTGCAACTTCAGTTCCAATTCAGATATGGAGAAAAAATTCATAAATAAGGTAAAAACAGTGCTAAAATGCCCGCAATTATAACTGACAATTTAAAGTTACAAAATTGTAGTAATTTTGTAACTGCAATTAAGTATGCAGAGGATTCTCCTAATACAGGAAATTACTATACATTTATAGGATATCCAAACCCAGATGAGTATTGGAGTGATTGGGATTCAAATCCACAAAATCCAATAGATAATTTTAATTATGAAAATTCTATCAAAGAATCGATTCTTGGAGTTAAGAAAATTACATCTCAAGATGTAATTAGATGTATTCCTAAGGTCATATGGACTAGTGGAATTCGATATGATATGTATAGGCATGATTATAGTGCGTATAATCTATCTCCTAATTCTGGTTTGACTAGATTATATGATAGTCAATATTATGTAATGAATAGTGACTTTAATGTTTATATATGCATTAATAATGGCACTGCACCAACTGCATTGAAAGGTGTTCCTTCTACTATAGAACCAACACATACTGATCCTAATGAATACGTAGATAGAGGAGATGGATATGTTTGGAAATTTCTTTATACAGTTTCTCCATCAGAATATTTAAAATTTGATTCTACAAACTTTATTCCAGTACCAAATAATTGGGAAACTACATCCAATGCAGTAATTTCTGAAGTTAGGTCTAGTGCGATAGATGGTGGTATAAGAGCAATATTAATTGAAAAATCTACACAATATTTGGTTGGGTCAGATCCAGAATTAGGAGTAGTTTGTCCAATAGTTGGAAATGGGTTTGGTGGAAGTGCTCTTGTCATCTTTGATGCAGAAGGGTATCCCGTTAAAGTAGAAGTAATTAATTCTGGATTTGGATACACTTATGCAACGTTAGATCTGGATTCTGTAGTTCCAAGAGATTCCTCAGTTGATAAGTCGATTTTTAATGTCATCATTCCACCCCCAGGGGGTCATGGAGCAAATATTTATACAGAATTGGGAGCATTTAGATGTTTAGTGTATAGCAGAATAGAAAATCCTATTACTAACCCAGATTTCATTGTAGGTAATCAATTTGCTAGAATTGGAATTATAAAAGACATCTATTCATATGATTCATTAACATATTTTAATGCCTCTACTGGATCTGCAGTTTATGGAATAGCATTAGATGCCACCTCATTATCAGTAACCGGAGATGATCTGTTATCACAATCATCTACAGGGGCACTTGGCACCATCGTAAGCACAGAGGAAATAGGATCTGCAACATTTATTAAATATTCTCAATCGAGAGAATTTTATGTCGATACTTATTCGTCAGGTAATGCCATCTCAACATTTGACCCATATTTAACTAATCCAAACTTTTCGGTAGGTAGTTATCCAAATACGTATCAGTTCTCCACATTTAATACTGCAGAAGTTTCAATATCAGATGATCCTACGACATATCAAGTAGCAAATATAAATGGATCAGAATATCTTGGTGAGTATTTAGGTCAAACATTCTCGTCTGGTCTATCGAACCCAGATATAAATATAAGAAGTGGTGAGATATTATACGTAGACAATAGATCTACTATCACGAGAGCATCAAATCAAAGAGAAGACATTAAAATCATTATAGAGTTCTAAAAATGCCACAAAGCACTAATTTAAACGCAAATCCTTATTATGACGATTTTAATGAGGACAATAATTATTACAGAGTCCTTTTTAAACCAGGAGTCACTGTACAAACTAGAGAATTAAATAATTTACAGTCAATATTACAAGGTCAAATTGAAAAATTTGGGAGTAAATTTTTCACAAATGGTGGAATAGTTATTCCTGGGAATTTTGGTTATGATGGTGCGTTTAATTGTGTTGAAATTGAAAATTCCTATAAAGGAGTTTCTGTAGAGACTTATTTTCAGAACTTTGTAGGAAAAACAATAAAGGGAAGAAATACTGGAATACTTGCAAAAATTGAATATGCTTTATCATCTTCAAATTCAGAAGCAACACGAAATACTACTGCAATTTATGTAAAGTATCAAAGTTCTTCTGCTGAAAATTTCACTACGGAATTTTTTGAAGATGGTGAAGAATTAGTAACAGTAGAGGATGTGTATGTAGGGGAAACTCTTTTTTCAGCAGATAGTGCAATATTTAGAACTCTTTCTCCTTCTGAAAGACTTTCCACTTCAATTGGGTCTGCAGCAAAGATTGAGGATGGAGTTTATTTTATTAGAGGAACTTTTGTAAATATCGAAAAAAGCACTATAATATTAGATCCATATACAAATACTCCCTCATATAGAGTAGGTCTTAGAGTTGTAGAATCTATTGTAGATTCTGATGAAGATTCTACTCTGGTTGATAATGCTAGAGGATTTTCGAATTATGCTGCTCCAGGTGCGGATAGACTTAAAATTGAAGCATTTTTAACTAAAAAAGAACTAGATGATTATGATGACGATGAGTTCATCGAGTTGTTTAGGGTTCAAAATGGTGTACTAAATAAAATCAATCAAAATGATCCATATGCGTTTATAACCGACGTTCTTGCCAGAAGAACCTATGATGAATCTGGAAATTATTCAGTTCAACCAGTTAATGTAACTGCAATAGAATCATTAAATGATAATTTAGGTAATGGTGGACAGTACTTAAGTACTCAAACTACAACTTCTGGGCAAGTTCCTTCCAACGATCTTGCAGTTCTTAAGATTTCTCCAGGAAAATCTTATGTCAAGGGATATGAAGTACCCACCTCTACTGCATTGGTTGATTATTTAAAACCAAGAACAACCAAACTAGTAGAATCCTCTTCTTCAAATTTTCGTGCTGGAAACTTACTAAAGGTTAATAATGTCACAGGAATTCCAAAAATTGGAATTTCCACAGATACTTCTATATTTTTATATAAGACCAGATTAGACACATCCAATCTACCAACGGAAGCAGATAAGATTGGAGTATGTAGATTATATGATTTTGAGTATGATAATACTTCATACGAAAATCCATCTAGTCAATCAAATGTGTATATGTTCGATATTCAAACATATACACAAATACAAACAGATTCAGCAATATCTGGAATAACAACAGGAGATTATATTCAAGGAAATTATAGTGATGCCTCTGGATATGTTAGTACATATTTAAATGATAGTATTACTTTGTATCAAGTCTCTGGTAGATTCATTAAAAATGAACCTCTATCTATTTGTGGAATTGCCACGACTTCTACAATTGGAATAGTCACAGATTATTCTATTCAGGACATTAGATCAATATCTGATTCTAATAATACATTTACTGCAGATTCTTCTTTATCTAATCGTAAAATTATTGATGGACCATTTGACATCGTAGTTTCTGGTAGCACTGCAACTATTACTCGTCAAGATGGAACATCATTTGCAACTGAATTAAACTTAAACGACATTGTTTCATATTCAATTTCTGGGGAGACTCTTCCTGCCTATGCAGAGGTAACTTCAATACTATCTGGCAATTCAATATCAGTAACATTAACTGCTGATGTTCAAAATGTCTGCACAAATACACTTGGGACAACAGGGACATTACCATCAATAAATCTTCTCAGATCTCAAGTTAAAAATTATAATGATTCTAGTTTTTATGCTCCTTTGGAAAAGGCAAATATATCTGAAGTTAGTTTCTTGAATTCTAGTATTTTTGTCAAAAAATACTACGATGGTTTGTCTATAACTGGCAATTCAATGACATTGCCATCATTAGTTGCAACTGATTTTGTCTATGCTCCATTCGATGAAGAAAGATATTGTTTGGTAAATTCAGATACTAATCAAAATATTGAACTGACAGAAGAGAATTTAATAATTGGAACTGGTGGGAAAACTGCGACTCTCACTTCTTTGCCAGTATCTTCAGCAAATGCAAAAATAATAACAACTCAAATTAAATCAAATATTTCATCAAAGTATAAAAAATTAGAACGTTGCAAATCAGTAATATTATCAAGAACTAAATATAATCCAGTTCCTGCTGGATCCGGTTTATCATATTCTAGAGTTTATGGAACAAGAGTTGAAGATCAAGAGTTAAGTTTAAATTATCCAGATATTTTTGAAGTTCATGGAGTATTCCAATCTACAACTTCAAATGATCCTGTTCTTCCGTCATTGACAATTTCTGGATTAGATAGTGCTGATATAAATTTAGGAGAAGTATTTATTGGACAAACATCTGGTGCAGTTGCAATTTGTGCAGAAAAATTATCAAGTTCAAGTATTTCATTTGTATATAAATCTAAAAATACATTTGCAATTGGAGAGCAAATCAAGTTCTTAGAAACCGAAACTGCTGCAACTATTACAAATTCTAACCCAGGTGAGCAGAATATACTTTCAGAGTTTACAGTTGATAATGGGCAAAGAAAATATTTTTATGATATTGGAAAATTAATAAGAAAGAATTCTACAAATCAAGAATCTAAGAAAATAAAAATTATTTTTGATTATTTTAAATTTGAAAGTACTGATTTTGGTGATATTATTTCAGTCAATAGTTATCCTTCTAATTTGTACGGAGAAAAAATAGCAGTATTTGATGAAATACGAAATACTGATGTTATTGATGTTAGACCAAGAGTTGTTGACTACAGCACGTTATCGACAACAAGTCCATTTGAATATGCATCAAGAAATTTTGCTGCAGAATCAAATAATCCAACTCAAGTATTAACTTCAAACGAATCGGTTATTTTTGATTTTAATTATTATTTACCAAGAACAGATAAATTAACTTTAGATAAAAATGGAAATTTTGGGGTAGTTTTTGGAGATCCTAGTGATTCACCAACTGCACCAACAATATCTGAAGAAGTTCTTGATGTTGCAACAATTAGATCTCCCGCTTATGTGTTCAATACATCCGATATTGAAATTGAATTGACAAATAACAGAAGATATACAATGTCTGATATTAGGGACATTGATAAGAGGGTAGAGAATCTGGAATTTTACACTTCACTATCTCTCTTAGAAGTTGCAACACAAAATCTATTAATTGAAGATCAAGATGGATTCAATAGATTTAAGTGTGGATTTTTTGCAGACAACTTTGGATCTGATGAAATTTCAGATACAACTAATGAACTATACAGTGCTAGATTGCAAAATAATACATTAAGTGCTGATATAGAAGAAACTCATATTGGAATAGTTACTACAACTACAACAAATACAAAAATTACTGGAAAAACTTTAACTCTAAATTATTCAGAAATTGAATATCAAAAGCAGAATTTTGCTAGTAGAATAGTTAACGTTAATCCATTTAATATTGTAACTTGGTCTGGGAATTTAACTTTATCCCCAAGTGCGGATAAATGGGAAGAAATTATAAGAAGAACTAAAAGAAAGCGTGGAAATAGGAGAGATAGGACAGTAAGATCCTCCGTTCCTATCAAATATATTAGAAGTAGAAATATTGGATTTACCGGAACAAGATTAAAACCAAGAACGCAATATAATTTTATATTTGACTCTAGAAATCTAACTGATGGAAGTGCAGGATCTACGTATGCATTTCCTAAATTAGTGGGAATTTCTAGTGTAAATGGAACATTCTCAATTGGAGAAACGGTGAAAGGATATGATAATAACGGAAATACCATTAAATTTAAACTATGTTCTCCAAATCATAAGGATGGTCCAATATCAAATCCAACTCTTACATATAGCATTAATCCATATAATCCAAGTTCTCCATTACCCTCCCTATATGGACCAGAATCTACTGTATTAAACGTAGATATAAATTCTCTTCAGACTTCTTCAGAAGGTGATTTATTTGGAAATATAACGGTTGGAATGACGTTATATGGAGAGCAGTCAAAGGCATTTGCAACTGTTTCGTCAATTAAATTAATTGCAGATGAAAATGGATTGTTGATTGGTTCTATGTTTATTCCTCCAGCATCTAGTAATGGAATACAATATGAGACTGGAAATACTACAGCAAGATTAACTACAACTCAACCATTACTTGGAATTCCAGGAGAAATACCAAGTACTGCAGAAGCAAATTTTGTTTCTGAAGGAAACTTGGTAACATTGACTCGAATCAGGTATTACGATCCTTTAGCACAAACATTCAATGTTTCGGAGGAAGAAGGTGTATTTATTACTTCAGTTGATGTGTTCTTCCAAAGTAAAGATGCGATTATTCCCGTAGAACTTCAAATTAGAGAAGTATCTTCTGGAATACCAGGAGGACCCGATAAAATAGTGAAGAACCTCTCAAAGGCACTAAATCCTGATCAGATTCAACTAAGCAATGATGGAACTAAAGCAACTAATTTTAAATTTGATAATTTAACTAGATTAGAAGGTGGAAGAGAATATGCAGTTGTTCTGATATCTGACTCAAATGAATACAATGTATGGATTTCTAGAATTGGTGAAGTTGAAATATCTACCGCATCTCTGCCTGATGTTCAAAAAGTTATTGTCAACAAACAACCATCCCTAGGATCATTATTCAAATCTCAAAATGGTACTACTTGGGTTCCATCTCCAGAAGATGATCTGAAATTTACACTAAAACGAGCAGAGTTTTCTACTTCTGGAGGAACTACAATCCTCACAAATTCAATCCTACCATCTGCTGCTATACAGAATAAGTTGCCCACTAACCCACTCGTTGCACTATCCACAAGTTCACCATCTCCATATAATGATGGTAGACACATTAGGATACATCATCCAAATCACGGAATGTATGCTGTGAATAACTTTGTAACTATTTCTGGAGTCATGCCAGACGCACTTCCAGTAAATTTAGATGCAACTTTACCATATACATCAGCGGCATCAATAACAATTTCAAATAATTTAGATTTTACTTCATTTGATGGTAGTGCAGTGGACCCTGTAAATAATCCAGGATATATTCTAATCAATGAGGAAATCATCAGATATACTGGAGTTAGTGGAAACCAATTAACTGGAATTACTAGAGCACAATTTGGGACTACCGCAGTAACTCATCCATTGAATTCAAAAGTATATAAGTATGAATTCAATGGGGTATCTTTGGCAGCAATTAATACTACTTTTGAAGGAATCATCAATCCAACCATAGACGATTATTATGTCCAAATTTCTTCAGATTTTGAGATATTTACTGCTGATAAAATTGGTGGGGGAGATAATGTTTATGCATCTAAGAATACACAATTTAGTTCAGCATCAGTCAATGAGGACTTAATAGAAACTTACCCATCTACTTCGGTATTGGCATCACTGCGTACAGTTTCTTCAACAAGTGTGGATGGAAGTGAGGTGTCCTTTGATGATGCTGGATACCAAGAAATATCCATTGATTCTAATAATCGATTCGATACTCCTAGAATGGTATGCTCAAGAGTAAACGAACTGGAGTATCTTCCAGAATCGCAATTCAATAATAGCAAATCATTATCTTTACAATTAAACTTAAAGTCGGAAAATTCTAAAGTATCTCCAGTAGTTAATCTAGATAATGCTACTGTTGTTGTCCAAAACTACAGAATCAATCAACCAATTGAATCATATACTACAGATTCCAGAATAAATTCAAATACAAATGATCCAAATTCATTCATTCATTTCTCAAAACGAATTAATCTTAATACTGCAGCAACTTCATTGAAGATATTCTTGACGGCATACAGACACTACAGTTCTGACATTAGAGTTCTTTATAAATTGTTTAGAGATGATAATGTGGATGAAGATCAAAATTGGCAATTGTTCCCAGGATACTTAAACCTAGATGTAAATAATAGAGTTATTGATCCTGATAATAATGATGGATCGTCAGATGAATTTGTTCCAGAAAGTCTATTGAATGAATATCGTGAATATACCTTTAGTGCAGATAACCTACCTTCATTTACTGGTTATGCAATAAAGATTGTAGGAACAACAAATAATCAGGCATATTCACCTTTAATTAAAGATCTACGAGCAATAGCATTGAAATGATGAATAATTATGCAAAAGTTAATGGGTATCCAAACTTACTTAGAGATTTGGATACCAATGCTATAATTAATGTAGATTCTATTGAATCTAATAATTATGATCGCATTAGAAAATCAAATAAAAGAAGAAGAGAAGAAATTGATGTCATAAAATCTGATCTACATAACATCAAATCTTCAATTAATGAAATCAAAAGTATGTTAAGGGAGATTATTAATGAATCATGAAAGTATAAAACTTACAAGTATGTCTAAACTATTTGAGTTTGAAAAGATATCTAGAGAGATTGAAGGATGTGACAATATCAATGAATTAAAAAATATATGCAAATGTTACGTGAAATTATATTTTTCTTTGGAGGAGATGATGCAAAATTTAAAAGTTTTAGTATCAGAATAAATAATTAAAAAGTTAGAATAATGGCAAAACCTGCATCAAGACAAGAATTAATTAATTATTGCCTAAGAAAACTTGGTGCCCCAGTTCTAGAAATCAATGTTGCCGAAGAACAACTTGATGATCTAGTAGATGATGCTTTGCAATATTTTCAAGAAAGACACTTTGATGGTGTCGAAAAAATGTTTCTAAAGTATAAAATAACTCAAGAAGATAAAGATAGAGGTAGAGCAAGAGGAGGAAGTTCTTCAGCAGGAATAGTAACCACTACAGGAACTTCTGGCATAGGAACTGCCCTATGGGAAGAAAATAGTAATTATATACCAGTTCCAGAGACCGTAATAGGCATAGAAAGAGTATTTAAATTAAGCAATAGAACTATTGCATCAAACTTATTCAACATAAATTATCAACTATTTTTAAATGATATTTATTGGTTTAGTTCAACTGAAATGTTGAATTATTATGTAACTAAAAGATATTTGGAAGATATTGATTGGATAGTGAATCCAGATCGTCAAATCAGATTCAATAAAAGACAAGACAGATTGTATATTGATACAAGTTGGGATACATTGCAAGTTGATGATTACTTGCTCATAGAGTGTTATAGAATTTTGGATCCAAATGATTACCCTAAAGTTTGGAATGATTATTTCTTAAAGTTATATTTGACGGCAATTATAAAAAGGCAGTGGGGACAGAACTTAATTAAGTTCCAGGGTGTCAAACTTCCAGGAGGAGTGGAACTTAATGGAAGGCAAATTTATGATGATGCTCAAAAAGATCTCCAGGACATTCAAGATAGAATGATGCTAGAGTTCGAACTTCCTCCTATGGATCTGATAGGATAGTATGTTAAACTCATTTTTCTTACAAGGTGCTAATACTGAACAATCTCTTGTTCAGGATCTAGTTAATGAGCAATTAAAGATCTATGGGGTGGAAGTATATTATCTTCCTAGGCAGATTTTTGCTGAGGGGAAGGTAATACGAGATGTCATTTATTCAAAATTTAAAAATGCATTTCCAATCGAAGCTTACATAATGAACTATGAGGGATTTGATGCTAATAGTGTATTAATGAGTAAATTTGGAGTCAAAGTGACCGATGAAATGACCTTAATCATTTCTAGAGAACGATTTGAATTGTATATATCAGAATTTATGAAAAATATCCCTAATGTGAAGAGTGGGTTAAGACCAAATGAAGGGGATCTGATTTATGTTCCAATGACGGATAGTTTATTGGAAATTAAGTATGCTGAAAATAGTAAACCATTTTATCAACTTCAGAAAAATTACATTTATGAATTAAGGTGTGAAGTATATGAACTTGAGGATGATCAGATTCAGACTGGAGTTAAACCAATAGATTCTCAATTAAAAGATCTTGGATATACTGCTCTATTAACATTATCAGGAATAGGATCAACTGCTACAGCATACACTTCAATTGTTTCTGGAGGTATTCAGACTATTGAAATTATTGACGAGGGATATGGATTCACATCGACTCCTTCTATAGTAATCGAGTCTCCAGTTTCCGGAATACAGGCTCAAGCAATTGGTATCATGACAGAATCTAGGTCATTGTTATCTAGAAAAAGTTTACAAAAAGTTTTACTCACAAATCCAGGAACAGGATACACCTCTACAGATTTGCCAACAGTATCATTCTTCGGTGGTGGTGGATATGGAATACGTGTATTGCCAACTATATCACCTTCAGGAGGCATTGGAGTTGTCACATTAACTTCTCCAGGAAGTGGGTATTACTCCCCACCATCAGTCACATTTTCTTCTCCGGTGGGGGGAGGAATTACTGCAACAGGAGAAGCAGTTCTAAATCCCACAGGAGGATTGTTTGAAATTAGAATTACAAACGCAGGTGCCGGTTATACTGTTGCTCCCACAATAACTATAGGTGCAGGATCAAGTGTTGCCAGTGGTAATTTCATATTTGGAGAGAATGTGACCTCATCTATAACTGAGGTAACGGGAATCGTTCAGAATTGGGATCCATATACAAAGCAATTAAAAGTATCTGGAATAGGAACGGATTTTATCCCAGGTGAAATTATAACTGGGGAAAGTTCAAGTGCTACATATATTATCAAGGAATATGTTACACCAACTTCATCTACCGTATATGACGACAATAAAGTCATAGAAGAGGAGGCAGATGAAATATTAGATTTCAGTGAGTTAAACCCATTTGGGGAAGCTTAATTCATACATAATATAGTTAAGGACAATTAAAATGCTTGGGAATTATTTTTACAATAAGTGCATTCATAAAACAGTAGTTGCATTTGGAACATTATTTAATAATATAACAATAAAGCATTCAGATTCTGCTGATGTTCCTTTGTCAACATTGAAAGTTCCTCTAGCATATGGTCCAATTCAAAAGTTTCTATCTCGGGTTGAGCAATCCCCAGATGGAAACAGAAGAGTAGCAACTACTTTACCAAGAATGTCATTTGAAATGACGACTATTGAGTATGCTCCAGCAAGAAAAGCATCTACAGTACAAACTTTTAAAGCAGTAAGTGTAGTAGATGGCAAGGAAATAAAAAATATATATCTCCCAGTCCCATATGATATTGGATTTGAACTTACCATAGTTGCAAAAATACAAGACGATGTTCTTCAAATCGTAGAACAAATTTTGCCATTTTTTCAACCATCATTTAATCTTAGTGTAAACTTAATTCCTCAAATTTCTGAGATAAAAGATATTCCGGTAATTTTAAATAGAATTAACTTTAGAGATACTTACGAGGAAGATTTTAAACAAAGAAGACTTCTATTTTATACTCTAAATTTTACTGCAAAAACTTACATCTTCAATGAGATTCCAGATAATTCATCTGGTCTCATTAAGAAAGTTCAGGTCGATTATGCCACAGATGCAATCTTAAATGC